TCTAAGACAGCAACGTCTGCTTTACGTCAATTAATTGACGCGGGTACGTTCTCTAACCTACCAGCAGGCTTCAAGGCTAAAGGCGCACGGATCGCGGACACGGATACACCTATCCAACCAGGCGAATGGCGTGATATTGACGCGGGTGGCGCTGAATTGCAGTCTTCTTTATTACCATTACCGTATAAAGAGCCTAGCCAAACACTATTCCAGTTATTAGGCTTCACTGTAGACGCTGGTAAACGCCTTGCAAGCATCGCGGACATGCAAGTTGGTGATGGCAATCAGAACGCAGCGGTCGGAACGACCATTGCATTGCTTGAACGTGGCTCAATGGTCATGTCAGCCATCCATAAACGCTTGCACTACGCGCAGAAATTGGAATTCCAACTGCTTGCACAGGGCTTTGGTGAGTATTTACCTAAAGAGTACCCTTATGACGTGCCAGGTGCCAGTCGTAAGATTAAAAAAGCAGACTTTGACAACATGGTGGCAGTGCTTCCGGTTGCCGACCCTAACATATTCTCTACAGCACAGCGTATAACCCTTGCACAAACACAGCTACAGCTTGCGCAGGCGGCCCCACAGATGCATAACATGTACGAGGCATACTACCGGGTCTACACAGCACTGAACGTGCGTGATATCGACGGCATATTGCGTCCACAGAGCTCACAAATGCCAAAAGACCCGGCGACAGAGAATGCTGACGTGTTGGATACGATGGAATTGAAAGCATTTGCTGGTCAACAGCATGATGCACACATTGAATCTCACTTACGCATGGGCATGTCACCGATGTTGCAAGCCAATCCAATGTCTGCCGCTATCTTGCAAAAACACATCTTGCAACACATCCGTATTAAAGCGGAAGAGGACGTGGAAGCAGAATTGTTCAAAGCATACGGCACGGATCCAGACGGCATGGTGTCAATAATCCAAAAAGAAGGCATGATTGCATTGAAAGTAGCGCAATCCATGGCTGACGTTAAAACAATGCAAGATGAAATCTCTGGGGCTAATCAGCCACCTACAGACCCAGTCGTTGAGCTTAAGAAACAAGAGTTAGATCAACGTGCTAAGTCAGACGCAGCGGATGCAGCGGCCAAAGAGAAGAGCTTGGCACTCCAGCAAGAGAAATTAAAACAAGAAGCGCAAGATGATAAGGCCAGCATTGCATCGCAGGATGCAATCGCAGAGGAACGTGCTGCTATTGCCCGTGAGCGGTTGGCCATTATGGAACAACAGATGTTAGGTCAACAACAGCAAGGTCAGGGAGATAACAATGCCGCTTAAAAAAGGTAGTAGCAAGAAAACCATATCCAGCAACATCGGTACGCTTGTTGGTGACTTCAAAGAGTCAGGCAAGATTGGTACTAGCAAGCCGGCATCAAAGGCCAAGGCCGTGAAACAGGCTGTGGCGATTGCATACAGCAAAGCTAAGCCTGCTAAAATGAAAAAAGGCGGCGATGCAATGTCTGCTGAAGTAACATATGTAAAGAAAAAAGACGGTAATAAACGCGTAAAGATTTGCTAATAAGTTTTAAGCCTACAGACGAGGGTTTTAGATCGTCTGCCTTTTACATGGAAGATTGAACCATGCTTGAATATGCAGAAAGACTTCTTAAGGAAGTTAGAAAGTTACAGTCGGACTCCGAAGCAATTGTGCTGAACGGCACCATTGCCAATATGGAACGTTATCGTTTCATGATGGGGCGTCTAGAAGGCTTAAAAATGGTAGAGGATATGATCAAGGACTCCTTGAATTCTAATCCTAATGACTTAGATTTTTAACCAACGGAGGCCCTATGGCAGAAGAAACAAAGAACCTAACAGCGCTAGAAAAGAAGTGGCTTGAGAATGAGCAGAATAAGCCGTCATCTATTGACGATGCTTACGATGAACAAGGCCAGTTCGACCCATCACTGATACCAGAGGACGCGGTTAATCGCATTCCTCGTCCTACAGGATGGCGTATAGCAGTATTGCCCTATCGTGGTGCAGAACGCACGAAGAGCGGTATTGTGATAGCAGAAGAGACTCAGAAACGTACACAGCTGGCTACGAATTGCGGCTATGTAATAAGCTTGGGTGATTTAGCCTACAAAGACGAATCCAAATTCCCATTCGGCGCATGGTGCAAAGAAGGCGACTGGATTATCTTTGGCAGGTACGCAGGTTCACGTATTTCTATCGATGGTGGTGAAATCCGATTTTTAAACGATGATGAAATCTTGGGTATTGTAAATTCCCCTGAAGACATCTTGCATATGTAAGGAGTAGAAAGTTATGGCTGAAGATTTAGACTTTAAGGTAGGCGAGGAAGACGAAAGTCCGGCTACTGTCGAGCTTGATGGCGACGGTGGTTCCGAACTGATTGAAAACGACTCCAACGCAGCACCTATTGTTGAGACACAATCAACACAGGCGCAAGGCGAGGAATTAGATGTATACAGCGACAAGGTGAAGAAACGTATTGACAAGCTTACTGCTCGTCTACGCGAAACAGAACGTCGCGAACAGGCTGCGCTAGAGTACGCTAAAAACGTACAGCAAAAAGCACAAGCCTATGAGCAACAAGCCTATCAATCTGACAATGCTCGCCTAGGCGAAGCTAAGAGTCGCATTGAAACACAAGCGGTTGCCCTAAAACAGATTATCCGTAAGGCACGTGAAGAAGGTGACTACGACACGGAGATTGAAGCGCAAGAACGTTTGACTGAAATTCAAATGGAACAACGCAGCCTCTCTGAAGTGGCGTCACGCCGTCAGTATGACCAGGAACAAGCCCAGCAAGCTCCACAACAAGTGCAGCAACCTGTGCAACAACAGCGTCCTTCATACGATCCTAAAGCCGAAGCATGGGCCGAGGAAAACGAATGGTATGGCAAAAACGTGGCAATGACACATGCAGCTCAGGGCATTCATAAGCAATTAGTTTTAGCAGAAAGATTTGACCCAAACTCAGATGAGTATTATGATGAGCTAAATAATAGATTGCGCGAGGCCTTTCCTACGCAATTCAATGTAAAAACCAGGACGAACCGACCCGTGCAAACGGTTGCGCCTGCTTCCAGATCTTCTGGAGTAAACAATGCACGCCGCACTGTCAAGCTCTCACCGAGCCAAGTTGCGATCGCTAAAAAATTGGGTGTTCCGTTAGAAGAATACGCCAAATACGTTAAGGAGTAATAAAATGGATCAAGAACAAGCTGTACCAAAACTAAACCGCAATGCACGTGAGGCAGATTCACGTGATAAAACTGCGCGCCGTAAATCTTGGGCCCCTCCTTCACGATTGGATGCGCCTCCTGCGCCTCCTGGATACAAGCACCGTTGGATTAGATCAGAATCTGGTGGACAAGAAGACCGTATTAACGTCACGGGTAAGTTACGTGAAGGTTATGAATTAGTACGTGCCGACGAGTACCCAGAATTTAGCAGTCCTTCAGTAGACGATGGCCGACATGCTGGTGTTATCAGCGTGGGAGGTTTGTTGCTTGCACGAATCCCAGAGGAAACCGCACAAGAGCGACGCGAGTATTACGAATCACGCACCCATGATCAACTATTGGCTGTCGATAACGATTTAAGTAAATCAAATGGACATTCGTCTATGAGAATTCAGAATCCGACTCGCCAGACCCGTGTATCTTTCGGTGGACCTAAGTCCTCCGAATAACTTAATTTAAGGAAATGACAAAATGGCAAATATAGATAAAGCCTTTGGTCTTCGTGCAATGGGGAACCTTTCAGCTACTGGCGCGCAAGCACAGTACGGTTTCACAATCGCGGACAACCAAGCAGGCGCAATTTTCCAAGGCGACTTGGTAACAGTTTATGATGGTTATTTAGTGGCATTTGCACCAGCGACACACACTGCAGCAGTAGGCGTGTTCAACGGTTGCACATACATTGACCCAACAACTGGCAAACCTACATGGAAGAACTACTATCCAGGTAGCGTTAACATCACTCAAGGCACTATCCAAGCTGATGTTATCGATGATCCAGCACAATTATTCATCATTCAATGCGATGGCAGCTTGACTCAAGCTCAAATCGGTTTCAATGCTGACGTAGTTGCGGGTACAGGCAACACAACTACAGGTCAATCTGCAATGGAGTTAGATTCTTCTACTATCGCCAAAACAGCAGCTTTGAACTTGAAAATCGTTGGTTTATACAACGTTCCAGGCAACGAATTCGGCACTAACGCCGTTGCGGTTGTAAAAATCAATGAACATCTATTCGGCAGCGCTGGCGTTGCTGGTCAAGGAGCTTAATCATGGCAATTTCACGTTCCCAACTAGTAAAAGAACTTGAGCCGGGTCTGAACGCATTGTTCGGTATGGAATACAAGGGTTACGAAAAAGAGCACGAGCAAATCTACGACATCGAAACTTCTGACCGTGCGTTTGAAGAAGAAGTAATGTTGTCTGGCTTCGGTGAAGCTCCTGTTAAAACTGAGGGTGCTGGCGTTTCATACGACAATGCTCAAGAAGTTTACACAGCTCGCTACACACACGAAACCATTGCTTTGGCTTATTCATTAACTGAAGAAGCTGTTGAAGATAACTTGTATGCATCACTTGCTGCTCGTTACACCAAAGCATTAGCTCGTTCAATGGCAACAACAAAACAAATCAAAGCAGCAGCAGTATTAAACGGTGCGTTTACTACAGCAGTTGGCGGCGAC